TGGGACTGTTGTTCCACCAAAGTTGTCCAGTTATTGGAGCACTCGGCGATGTGCTGTTGGAAGCATTTTCTAGGGAGCGTATAAAATTAGTGTCTAAAAATTGTCCGTAACCAGCATAGTTTTTACCTACCAAGGTCATGGAACTTGAGGTATTGATAGTGCCATCTGCTATAGTAGCAAATACCGTTCCGTCAGTTAAAGTTACTGTGTATGACATTTGTTTTTATTCCGTCCTATTATACTCTATTTATGCAGCACTCAAGTTAGTAAGAGTCTGTATCCTAAGGGTGTAATCAATTTGTATTTGACGATTTAAACTCTTTTGCACAGGATGAAAAATTACGTGAGTAATCAATAGTAAATTTGCAGTACTCCCGTTCCAGCATTGTAATCCCAGTTCGTCAAACACATATTCGCCGTTAAAATTAGTACTGTTATCAAAGGCCTGCTGACCAGCCGGTTCTCCGTAGTCCAATAAACAAGTTACAACAATATCAGTATATACTTGACCCGAAGTATGAACCACAGTCATGTAGTTGTTTCCAGGATCTTGATTGGCTGCATTGTTTTGATCTACAACTTTGGTATAAGTTTCGTTATACAAACTGGCATTGGTACCCACAGTGTTGGGGGGCAAATAAGTTATAACTCCAGTTGCATCAACAGCACTTCCGCCGTTACCAAACGCCATTTGATAGATAAATCCTGTGGTGTTATCGCTCAAGGTATTGGCCATACACACACTGATGTTTTCGTAGTTTATGGCGTTCTTTTTATCTAATAAAACTTCGCCTGTTTTGGGATCATGTATTTTTACAAAACCCTCTATTTTGGTCAGTCCAGGAGTGATTATCATGCTTGTTTCTCCACAAATACTTGTTTGGTTTGAGGATCCAAAATCCTTATGTGTCCTTGTACAGAAACTGCACCCACGTCATTTGGACGTCGCTGTGGAGTTTTAACTGTGCTGGATAATTGTTGAGTTGTCTGTGTATTTTCAGTCATATTTTATTTAGTTTATTTTTAACCTGGGATTTAGTAATCGACCCAGGTTCCTCTTCTTACCAAGACGGTTACATCCAATCCCTCAGCAGGTGCAGTTGTAAAGGTTACTGCCACTGGACTTTGGGCAGTGACCGTATAAACACTGTTGCTGACTCGCAAACCGCCCACATAAACTTCAACAGCCGACGCAAGAGATTGCCAATAATTAGTGTCGGTGATTGCTGTGTTGGCTGGTACTGCTTGTTTTGCTCGATAAAAACTACCGCTGGCACTGACTATATCGCCCAACGAGTATGTATTGGTAATTACCCATGCAGTAGTTGACGTGCTTAAAGTAATACTGGGTGCTGTAAACACAGTAGCAGTTCCGTCAGCCGCGGTTGTATCTTCTACCACGTAGTTTTGATACTGTCGACCAAATAAATTATTACTACTCATATTGTAAACAGCGGATCCATCGCTGTGAGATGCCACAGCAGTACCGGCGGTTCCGCGCATTAAATCGCTGACAGTATTGTCTACTAAATTTATTTCGCGATACATAATCCGTTCAGCATTGATAGTTAGCACTCCCCATTGGTTGGTGTCAAAGTCTGGAACAAACAATGCGCCAGCGTTGGCCACATGGATAACATCGTCGGTTGCAGTCACTGCCTGTGTTACCGTAGTTGTGGTATCTGCTGTGATTGTATAGGCCAATTGTAAACCGCGCAGGTCTTGGAAGATACGGAAATCAGCTCCGTTGGTTGGTCCACCAGTGGTATAAACACGGAAGTCCAAGGTGTCAAATTCAATACCGGGCACTAATTCTTCGGGTGCATAACTGCTATAGCCATCTACATATCCACCACCCACCACGTTGATATCAGTTGGTCTTAATCCAAGATAAGGATCAACATACGAGCTTGAAAACACAGTATCAAGTAGACTGGTGTCTTGTCCAGCAGTGTAGTTGAGACCAGCAACTTGTACACCCGGATAACTAACTCCATTGATCAGTAAAGGCAAGCTGAGTCCGGGCATGTTTGGTGTAGGCGCATAGTAACCCATGGTGCGATCCACTCCGCTCAAAGTGCCGGAATCGACCAGACTCCATTGGTTTGGATCAAACACTGTGGACGACACTGGTGCATCGGCAGACCAAACACGATCGTGCCAGCGCACTTGATCTCCTGTTGCATAACTATATCCTGCTTGCCATTCAAAAATGGTAGTTGCATACTGATAACGGTCAAATTTAATTCTTATTGCAAATTCTCGAACCATGTTATTGTTCATAATGGTTCCTGCTTGTGCACCAGTGCCGTTACCGCCGGTTATGGTGACCGGCGCAGTGGTAATATATCCAGATCCGGTATCGGTTACAGTTACAGCCACTACTTGCCCTGTGCTGTTAATTGTTGCGTATCCACTGGCACCGTTGCCCACCCAGGTCAATGTGGCAGTTCCATTCACTTGTGAACCTGTTGTGAATATCGGCGGAGTATCTCCAGAACTTCCGGCAACAGTGACCGAATACAAATTGTTAACGGGTCCATTTATGTAATAAATTTGTTGACCAAGTACGTAGACAGTGTTGGCTGTCCACGCTGTGCCAAAAGTCACATCTGGAGCAACAGTATATCCTGTACCACCAGCCACAATGTCAACACCCTCAATTCTTAATGTATAATTGCTGAACCACGATTGCCAAGGTATTTCGGCCCACACAGCAGCATTAGCAGCTGCGTCGCTGACCCGTGATTCTGGATTGCTGTTGGAAGCAGTATAAGGAGTCAACACTGGACTTGTAAACTGTGGAATTTCCAGTGTATTATTCCAATAGGCAGGTACATCAAAGTCAGTCATTCCTCCTGGATAAGTGTCAGACCCATTGTAAACTAAATTAAATGCCAGTGTTTGTACATGATAAGGTTTTACTTCAGTCAAGTAATCTTGTACAAAAGTTTGGTCGTCGACTTCGTACAACTGATAAGGCAATAATGGTTGTAGTTGATGATCCACTATGATAAAGCTACTCTTGATTAACCAATCCGGTGCAGTGAATTCACTATAGATATACTTGAACATCAGCATTAAAAGTTCATTGCGATATATCAACAGTTCATTGGTAAACAATTCTGTATTGATAGCATTGATGATTTGTCTTGTTTCAGTTATTGGTGCTTGATCAAAAAATTGTGCGTCAAACACTTCAGCATCATATCCATAAGGTCCAAGACTGTAATTCCAAAGTACTTCGCTGAACGCAATGGTACCATTTTGTAATCCCACACGAGTCCAGCCTGTATCAGTTCTTAAATAAATTTCATACAGACCTTGTCCGTTGTTGTTGACCTGTACACTGCTGCCAATGGGTGCCACAGTAAGACTTAGTGTTTGTAAATCAGCAGTAATGGCCACTTGTGCCACTGGTTGGATTGAACTGTTATATCCAGGTTGATACCAGTTGATGTAGTTCCAATATAGCGGTGTGTCATAATTTTGAATTTGTACCAGTTGTAGAACACCGGTTCCAGTGTTGTCCGTTACTTCGTACACTGTCCATCTTCCGTTGTAGTTGCTGTCTGACAATACCAAATAAAGATATCCCACTGGAACCAAAGTTAAATTTTGATATCCTAACACAGTCAAGTTAGGTACAGACATGTTATAACCAGCTGTGGCAGTTATGGTTTCAGCTGAGATAGAAAGATTATTAGAAATTGTATATGTGCCAGCTCCACCGGTTCCGGTGCCAAAAGCCACAATAGTAACCAATGCCGGAATTCCTGTACCAGTTAAGGTTTGACCCGGCTCAAATACTCCAGTTACAGTGCCGGCCACAGTTAAAGTTTTTCCAGATATAGATGCCGCAGTTGCAGTTCCTACCACTGAATTGGGCACAGATTGACTGCTGTTTAACAAATTAAAACTACGCATCTCTGTAATAGGATACTGAGCAAGAATAGTATTAGCCCGGCTGAGATAGTTTTGTAATGCACTATATCGGTTGGCAAACATGCTTTGTCTTGGGCTATAGTGAACACCGTACCGCATGCCCGGACTTAAAAATGGATCTGGTACCAGTGCACCTGATGGATTTTGTCCGCAGAAACTATCAACCATTTTTTGGTAAATGGAATCAGTAACAAAGCTGTCGGCTTTCCCGTCGGCAACAAATTGATACTCGGTGTGTATGTTTGATGAGGCTCCTGCTGCTTGACGTTCGTATTCCACATGAAGTATAGTATCGCTGGCACTGATTAACCCAACGCTGTTGTACAGTGCAATGGTGCTGGAATTTACGGGTGCAATATATGGAAGACCGCTGTTTACTGGATTAGCAATATAACTGGCAACGGCCGATGCACTTAGTGTTTTGCCTGCGGCGCTGTCTACGCTGGTGATACTCCGTACCCAATAATAGTATTGTGTTGCAAATGCTCCAGTTGATGACAAAGAAGATTGAACAGTATAACTGGTGGTGCTTAAAGGTGTTCCTGTTCCGGTATAACTGGCCGGCGGAACATCACTTTGAGTCCACTGATAAATGTCTACCCGGCTTCCTGGAAATAACTGTCCCCATTGGCGGCTGGCATACACAATATCATCTTGATTGGGATTGATGAATCTAACTGTGTCAGTGTCCCACCAAATTTCTCCAACGTGTTTGTCAGCCCAGGCAGTACCATTATTGTGTATAGTTCCTGTGTTGTAATTGGCTGGATCTACTGCTGAAATATAATCTATATTTTGTGCAGCCACTCCTAATATTTTTCCTTGTAGCGGATCAATATAATCATAATAGGTCTGTGTGCTACTTAATAATTTGTCAAAACTATAAACACTATTCATCAATTCAATATTGACCACAGGCTGTTGTTCGTACACAGTGGCCCAGGCTGGTAAATTATCAGGATTACTGTAAACAGCGACCGATCCGTAATTTGGATTGCTGGTAACACCAAGGTCAACTCCGGGTGCACCAACCATTAAACGTCCGTTTACATAACTGACTGCTGTACCAAATTGGTCTCCTGTGGCTGTTCCGCTTTGATAAATTTGTTGTCCAAACACCAATTGACCAGGATTGTTTACTGAACTGTTGGCACTGGGGAAATAATCAAATGTGTAGGCCACACCCGAGTTGCTGACTGGATTACTGAATATGGTACTGTTTTCATCAAAGATGGTTTCGCCGGCGTCAAAGTTCATGGCTTCGTAAACGTTGCCATTTGGTGCTCCTACAATTACATTAAGGCTATCACTGTTGATACTGAGTGAGCTGCCAAAATAACCGTAAGACACAGGATTTGGACTGTACAATGTTTGTGTATAAACAAAGGTATCAAATCCCAATGCATCAAATGCTGATCCAGTGTTGCTTGCCCCGGGTAATACCGACAGCTGATCGTATTCAGGGGCTGTACTGGAATTTATTACAGACAGCACCAGTTTTCCTGTTACCACAACAATTTCGGCATAGGTAGCAGGCGCTGTTACAAAAGCAATTTGTTGACTGGAATCAAGATAAGTGTAGGTATATCCAGCCGACGGACTGGCTGTTTGCACAACACCGTTCAGATAAACCACAGGATTTGACCCTGCCACACTATACACCGATCCAATGTCAAATAATTTTGTAGAGCCGTCACCGTAAAACGTTAAATTGTTACTTAACGATGCTTGTACATTTGGTATTACATAAGAACTGGCCCAAAGAAGACTGTCAGTTGGAGGAACGTTGTAACTGGTTGCGTTGGCTGTATAACAAACTGAATTGTAAATCACACGATCGTTTGTGTAGTACCGAACACTGCTTGACCAAGGCCCTGGACTGATGGCTGCTGCAAGCCCGGCCACGGTATTGTTGGGACTGTCAGGGACAACAACAGTTATATCGTTTACACGTATGCTAGTTCCAGCAACCAAGGTAGGGTTGGCCACTGTGCTGACTGTTACCCCGTACAAGCGACTTTGATTGACGTTGCGTTCTACGCTGCCATCTTGTACCAGTGTGCCGTTGCTGTTGTGCGGTGCGCCAACATATAAACTACAATCGTTGGAGCAGAGCTGAGAAGCATAGCCAAATAATGCACCGCTACCGGGCGATTGGGCAATTATTTTTTGTATCAATTGGAATTGATTGGTTTCTATTTCTATACTGTCACCAATGGTCAATGTCACAGCGGATGACAACACAATATCAGACCCACTAACTGTAAACTGCCCGTTAATATACTGTGCAGTATTGGTTAAAAATACACCATTGTGTAATACTCGAACAGGATCGGTAAATGATCCTGTGATGGCATAGGTTGTTTGTGCAGTATCATTGACCAAATATTTTATTACACTGCGATCAAACGCATAAACGGATCCTGCACCGGACACAGTATTTCCAGACGAGTCAACAGCGGTGTCTGCAACAGTTCCCACAATTACAGTTCTGCCATCAGTACTGATGGCAACACTTGATCCAAAGGCAGCATTGGCTGCCAAACTCAATGCTCCTGTAGGCAAGGTTGAAATATATTGCCAGTAAGTACCACTTTCTACTGTAATTGATGCTCCGCTGGCTGGTTCCTGTCCGCTGACAAATTCTATCTGTGTAGTGTAATTGTAATCAATATAAGGGCGTTGCACTATGCCATTGACTACTATGGTAAATGAGTCCGTGTTGGTCACAGTATATAGATACGGTGTTACATTGTAATTGGCCGACCCGGTGCCGGTTGTTGTCAGTGCCAGTCGACGAGAAATTGTCAACGGCAAGTCTGTGGCAGGCGCACTAGGAAACACAATTTGCGTACTGTTTACATAATAATCAACTGAGTATACCAGTAGTTGATCATCAAGTGTTACAATCAATTGTTCAGGATAAATTGAATTGATTTGTATCGAAGAAGCCCAATTAAATGCAGTAGTTGTTCCATTGGTAGTGTATGAGACTGATTGTGCGGGTACATCAACTATTCCATATGCATAAACTAAATTTCCGTCAGGAGCACCAATGTACATGCAGTGTTCGTTCAAACTCAAAGCCACAGACGATCCAAATGCCACAGCGTTTGCAGAGGTTGGAGCTGTTAATAGTTGTGTTTGTGTAAACTGGTTACTGCCAGGAATTTGATATATTAGGCTGGCATATCCCCTACCAGCGGCACTGGCACTGGCACCGGCTATACTCCAATTGTTGTTGCCCCAGTCGATACTGTTTCCAAACCCAACAACATCGGCAGCTTCAAGAGTAAACGAAATATTGTTTACATACAATCCAGTGTTTGTACCGGTGCTGACTCTGTTATAAGTGTATATCACTCCAGAGTCTTCGTCGGGACTGCCCACTAACAAATTAATATTGTTTGTAGACTGTGCCACGCTGGTGCCAAACAAGCTGTTGGTCACAGGAATAAATGCAGATAAACTTTCGAGTTGGGTAAACGGTGCTTGTTTTTCTAAAACCTCCCAGTGCCCGGATCCGTTGTTGTCAACCCAGGCTCTGGCGCCTGGCACAAGATCTGTGGCATAAGGTAAAGTGGATACATCACTGGCTTGGCCAACTCTCATTGTTTGCAAGTACCATGCTAGTCCTGTACCGGTTATGGTTGTTTGATTGGTACTTGTAAAGGAATAAGAAATTATCACTTGAGTAGGTGATGGTAATCCCAGCACACGATATACTCCGTCTACGCCGTTGGCAAAATAGCGAACAATAATCAAATCACCAATGGCCAAATTGGTCACTGAGGTAAACTGTGCAATACTTGTGCCGTTTAGGTTGTCAGTTATTTGTCTTAATCTACCTGGAACCTGGGCACAGCGATATATGTTCCAATCATAGCTGTTGTCGTGGGCCACCCATATGGTAGTTCCTGTTCCAACAGTATTGAGTTTGGCTGCAATGGCAGAAGGGTCATCCAAAGTATAAACTGTAATGTCGGCATCTTTAAGATTTACATAACCAGCCGACGGAAGTGCAGTGTTAAGGGTAGTGGGATAAATGGTTGGCAATATATCAGTTGAAGTGATCCTGTAACTTTCTCTCCAAAGGTCGCTTAACAATACAGTTTGGTTGGCCTGGCTTGAGTCTCCCGGTTGTATGATCTGTACAGTGCCCGGGTTATTGGGCAACAGTGCCTCATTGAGAACAACTTCAAAATAACTTCTATTGGCATTGGCACCATAAGTTCCAATTAATACTCCCCAAGTTTCATAAATTTTATAAGTTCCACTGCCCTTGGTCAGTGCTACATCGGTAAAAAGATCTGTGGCTTGTAAACTTCCTTTGGTTTTAATAAATTGCTGATAGAGATTAACCTGTGTTACATCATCGAGATCAAGATTAACCATGTACTGACGCGGAGTAAATCCTATCAAATTATAAGCCAATAAATCATTATTGCTGTTCAAGTTGGCAGTTTGTATGTTGTAGGTATTGGCCAATTGATCTGCTTTGTTGGCCAAGTTGGGCAATAAACCACGTTCAATTCGAGTCCAATTGCTTTGTAACCAATTGTTATAATCAAAAACAGATGCGGGTTGTACCAGTCCTGCGGCTTGCCAGTATTGATTTTTGTAACGTACAATGTCACCTTTGGTATATCTTTCTGTTGGGCTCCACGGTAGTACATTATCTTGATTTAATATAAATCCTTGAGCATTTAAAGTACCATCCCACTCGGTGGTGTTAAACGCATTTAAATACAATCTATTTTGTCTTTGTGCAGTGGTAGGATCATAAATCAAATCGTTAAAGATATCCACATTATCAAACACTATCATGTTTTCATAGTCAGTAAATTGTAAATTTAAAAAACTTATGGCCTGGCCAACACCGGGTACAGGATTTATTGTAAAACTATCTCCGTATCTTTGTATGACCAAATCTCTGGTGGCAAATGTACGACGGTTTTGATCCAGCAACTGATTTTGTGGACTGTAACTGACAATGCTGTCAACCACTGCTCCAGAATTATTAACACTGAGTTGACTGGCAGCCGGATTTAAATTTATCAAGGTTCCTGTTTGCCATCCTTGTTGACTGAAGTACAGGAACTCCTGTGCCATTTGCCCCCAGTTGAGTGTATAACCATTTTCCATGTAGGTAAAGGTCATGCCTTGAGATTCTAAATACTTTCCGTAACTTAATAAAAAGTCAACCACCATGGTTCGATTGGTAAACACATAGCCATACGGAATGTTTGTGATCTTGTTGGTATACTGCACAGGCACGGTAACAGTGGCGCCACCACTGCTGACAGTTTGTGTTAGGCCATTTACCGAGCTGATAAAAATTGGAAAGTACGGTTGATAACTGCTGTAACCATAAACTGCCCAACCATTGCTGACTATTTCTACCACAACCGAACTATAGGCAATTTCACCGTAAGGTTGATCTTTGTACAATAATAAATTGTAGCTTTCAGGAGGAATTAATAAACTCTTGTTTTGACTTTCGGGGCTGGACTTTTCAAGATAGATTTCAAGACTCTGTTGATCGGTCCAAGACGCCATACGATAGCACAATCTCACATCGATATTGGCCAAGTCTGTTGTTAAAGAATCTGTGCTGTTGAGTCCTATCTGTTGATTGTAATCCACAATCCAGTTGATGTAACTGGCTTTGCTAACACCGTTGCCGTAAATTTGTAATTCGCCAGCATCGAGTCTGTAGCGTTGGTTGTAAAGATACTGACCAATTTCTGCGTCATAGCGATATAAATCTCTATCGGCAAACAAGCTAAAAAATTCTGCAGGTCTTGTCAAGGCCAACAATCGCATCACAGCAAAAGGATAACTACTGCTCATCCACCAGCTGGCTTCAACTGGTCCACCATCGCCTACAGTCCAACTCTTGCGGAAATCTGCAGGATTGTACAAGCCCACTACACTTTCCAAGGGTGGCAACAATTCTCCAAGACTGTCCACTGGGATAGCCAGGGTCAATCCAGGTCTAGCAAAGGTAGAGTTTGTGTAAGGTGCTATGGGATCAGCAACGTATCCTTGTTCTAAGTCATCCCACAATACTAAATTACCATTGGTATAAGGCGGTAGTCCATAACGATCTTCCCACCACACAGGCTGTTGACTAAATCCCAACATTTCCCAAGGAGTAAGATTGGGTGTTATAGTGTCGTAAAAATAACGGTAGATGCCGCGCCAAGCCCCTTGATCCATTGGAGCACCATTGATTCTATTGCCAGCTGTGCTGTAGTTGTAGGTAAAAGCATTGTTGACCGAATAATCTTGAGCAGTGTAATCCAGTTTGTTATAGCCAGCCCATATTAAAAAGTCCTCGCCTAGTATTTGTGTTATTTCGCTTTCAGTATAGTCTGTTGTGCGGAAAAATCCTGGAGCCACTTCATAGATGGAGAGAGGTACAGGGTTTTCATCCGTTTTGAGATTGTTATAAATTCTAGTTTCAAACTCTAATAATATTTGATCTCTAATGTCGCCAAACGCTATGGTAGTACTGCCATCATGCCCTTGTATAACGAGAGTAGGGCGTATATAATCGGAACTGAGATAAATTTCAGGAGTCCATTTTGGATAAAGTCCTAATTTAGTAGGAGTGTTGGGAACAAAATTTCCATAGGTAGGATTGTATTCGTTTATAGTAACTACGTCTCCCACTGCCAATGGAATTAAAATAGTTAAAGTTGGAGTACTTGCGCCTACTGTATATTCTAAGTCTCGCACAAGCAAACGATCATTTACATAAACTAATAGGCCAAGATAGTTGCTTGTGGTAAAGTCGTAAGTTTGAACAGTGTTAAATCTTGCTGTGGTTATTGGGTTAACTGTGGTTGAATTGCTGGCAATCACAGTGCCGGTAGGCAACATATCGCTCCAGTAAAAAGGACTAATGCTGGTATCGCCTGCATTGATAATAGATATAGCACTGTCTAAAATTTCAGGAACAGTTTGTGTCCCAAAATCATTGCTTACCACAGTGTTCAATAACAAAGATTTAAATTTAATGTATTCTCTACTGTTGAATTCCAGTGCATTAAAAATATTGTATTGTTCATTGCGTAAAAAATATCCAGCCAAAGTCATTGGTGAACTTTGTTGCAATATTTGTAATCCATAAGGAATGATATTGCCCAGGTCTCTACTGTTGTTAGCACCAATGACTGGACCTTGTAAATTGATTAAATTTTGTCCAATGGTACTGTAATGATTTCTTGCTGTGCCCAATGTAAGTGTTGGGCTATTCTTATTAAGAGGATTATTTTCTAAGTTGACAGGAACTTGATAAAAACCAGTGGCACTAACTTGATCACTGAGTACTTGTATTTCTACCACGTTACCCACAGTGGCCACAGAAGAATTTAGCGTAATGGTTGTGGTGTTGGTACCAACGGTATAGGTATAATTGTAAGTTTGTGTGGTTGAGTCGTATGGTTCAACAAAATTAGCATTGACAAATAATTGAACTGACGGGACTACGTTATTGGAATTAACTGCGACGTCAAGCAGCAACGGAGCGGCTGAATAGGTAAATCTAAACTGCTGTCTAATTTGACTTTTTGTAACAGCAGTTTGCCATCCAATTTCTTTTTCAAAAATCAAACGTGATGAGTACTGTCTTACAAAACCTGTGCTAAGAGCCTGTGTTATACCTTTGGCGTTTACAGTGTAATTAAAAGTATCCACGTACAAATTATTATCAAATACAATATCTCCCAGGTTAGCTAAATTGAGATAAGTCAACGGAAAGCCCAGATACGCATCCGCTGATCCGTTGCCCACAGCATAACTGAATAATTTACTGCCAGTAAAATTTGAACTTGGGTACACTGAGGGATCCGCAAAACTTACACCGTTGCTGTTGTACACGTCAAATTCAGGAGCTTGATTCACACTGGTTTTTTGTTGCGATTCAATCCAATTGACTCCGTCAAAATAGTAAGTGATTCCAATCTGTGTATCACCATCAAGAGAAAAAGTAGACTGATCGGCCAAAACTGTTGCAATAGGTACCAGATTAATGATTGGTTCTGCGATCAACGGAGGTACTGTGTCAGGGGTTATAAAGGTAACTTGATACACAGTGTTGCGAACAACAATATCGAGATCCCCGGCAAAAATTACAGTACTGCCCGTGACTAATGTGTATCCATCTGTGGTAAATCCAGTTGACCCATTCACTGTGCTGAGTGCATTGGTTTGAGTAAAATCAACGATGTTAACCGGGTCTATGCCTTCTGTTCCAAAATCAAACAAGCGAGTACCGGCTCTAAATTCCAAAATAGGTCGTTTTGCTCGAGCCAGTTGATCTAACACTGGAATATTGTTATTATAAGCAGCTGTTTGGTTGATTACGTCCACGTGGAACCATCTATTACTGCGAGTCCAGGGATTTTGGTCCAGGCTGGCTCTGTTCACTGTGAGATAATCTGGATCCACTGGGGATCCAGAAATGTAAGTTTCAGGAGTTACAAATTCAGTAACAGGTAAAAGTTGTATAGCAGTTCCTACTCCTTCAACATAGTACTCATTGCCTGAATAACTGGCTGGAACAGTTGTACCTGTAAACAACACTTTTAATCCATTGGTAAATGTTACACCATTGGGGCTGGTATAAATTTCGTTACCGAGAATGTTGGCAATGTTTAACACTGCGTCTTGAGCAACATCCACCAGATGTATTGTTCCAAACATGGTTGGATCGGTGCCATCTTGATAGTATAAAGTATCTCGTGCGGCAGTCAACAACGGCATTTCAACAAATACACCAGAAGAATTTTTAAACCAACGAGTGCTGGCATACTGTGTACCAAACAACACACTGAACTGTGTGAGGTTATCTACTGACAGTATGTTGTTCAACTGGATGTGACCAAGATTGTCAATGGTGATCAGCCATACCACGTACAGTCCAGGATCCAGGTCAGTGGTGCTGCTGAATGCCAGTGTGCGATTTTCGATATTGGTAATACCATCAATGCCGCCAGGGTTGGCGTCCAAAAAGTCTGTGAGCAACACTCCATTGATTTGATCGAAAGCCAAAGTGGTCATGAGATCCACAGTGCCAGCCTGCTGATTGGGTATTGATCCAATCAGCGGCAGGGTATAATAAAAGTTTTGTGCTGTGGCAGTGGGGGTATTAAAAGTCACTGTGCCAAGATCCGCACCGTTATTGACCACACCCAACACATTTCGACTGCTTATGTTGGGAGTACTAGGAACTACTCCACTAATTCCAGGATTGGTCTGTATCCAGAATCCAGGACCAGTACCAGGGGTGCCGTCCACGATCGTGAATTGACCACGCATGTTGAACTCGGTTGAACTACAGTAGTACAGAGTATCGGGTGCATTTTGTGGAACTGTGAACGTGATCAACCCGGACGAAGCACCATTGTTGGTCACGCCTGAATTGTAGAGATTCACTGTGCCATAACTGGCCTGTGTTTTTATATAAAATGGCAAGGGTGCTGTCAACGAAAGGTTGAACGTGTAGGTGTTGCCGCGTACCAGTGTCAGTGCAGGATTGCTGGCATAATCGATCATCCAGGCAGTGGTACCATTGTTGGTCACACGATACTGTATCGAAGCTTGTTCATTCTGCGCCACTGCAAAATTATAAGTTCCTTGACGTGCAAGTGTCAGTGTTGGATTGGTACCAGGTACTCCGCTGAAAGTGTAAAATCCATTGTTGCGAGTAACAGTAAAATTTTCAAAAGTGGGTATGCCTGTTGCGTTAACAGTGACTGGATCAGGTCCTGAAGGTAACCAATAATACTGAGAATAATTTATAAACTTGTCAAAGTCAACAAACGGATCCCAAGTGTAGTATTCACCGGTGTACAGTGCAGATGGATTGGCTGTCACTGCACCCTGCACTGCCAGTGCATCATTCATTCCAGGATAGGTAATAGCATCAACTACTCGACGAGTGTTGGTTGGATCCAGTTGTACCACGCCCGGCTCAAGTTGATAATTATTGCGAACTTGAGTGGGTTCAATTACATACTGATCATTGGCATTGACTCCTGGACCAATGTGTTGTCCAATAAAACCTTGTCGTTTGGTAAAAGCAGGTTCCTGTACCAGCTGGTCTAACGTTGCAGCTAAAAACTGTTTGTTAGTTTGAGTTTGAAATATTTCTGGAAGAAAGTCTACTGTGCGAACATTGGCGGCCATTAAATTACTCCACTGCCAGGAGCAGTTTGTAAATTGGTGCTGGTAAGTGCAGTGATAACTTCAACATCGTTAACTGTTGCACCGTTGACAAATATTTGATTTGGAGCTGATCTTATTTCGTAAAGGTCACCAAAACTCTTTTGTGGATCAAGCGGAACTAAAACCACACTGCTTACAATATCTCCAATTTGTTGATGTATGTAGGCTGCCAACTCACTGAAATAAAAAGTATCTCCAAAGTTCCAATTGGCCAAATCAAAATATGCAGCCATGGTGGCCACTACTGAGTTCCTGATTTCAGTTTTGCTGGCGGTGCTTTGACTGTTTTGAATGACCTTGATCGTGGCTCGCAAGGCCGGATCAGCCTTTTGTCCAAACAGGGGTTGGAAGTCTACGGAATTTATGATCAAGTTGTCGGATATCATTTTGTAGGTGTCAAGCCCGGCATAGGCCGTGCTCAGTTCATCAATGGTGGGTACACTGGGCTTGGGCACTGTGCCGGTCACATCCTGTATCCAATTTTGATAGGCAGTGTAGTATTCGTTGGTGACCACATAAGAATCAATAATGTTTGTGCTGCCAGGATCGATACGATTGGTCAAGGGACTGTTGTGTCTGTATTGGAAATACAGGTCTTGTCTGCCTATTCGAACGATATAGGATGTGTTGGCTGTGAGCACACGGTTGCCAGTGCTGTCGACAGTTATGGTATAAAATGCCTGATCAGTTATTGTGTTGCTGGAATATTGATTGTAAGCGTAGAATGTCTGTCCTACATTATACTGAGTTAACACCAACTGAATCGAAGCTTGTGTAGGATAATCAGAATTGACCACTCCTTGATTAACCAATAGATATCTTTGTAAATTGTCAAAGTCTGTGGTCTGTTGGAAGAACACCAACTTGTGATTGCTGTCAACTGTGGGAGCCACAAGATCGTCAAAGAAATCAGGATTGATAGGCACTGAGTTGCCAGGAACGCTGTCAAAGCTAACTTCAACTTGGAAATCATCAACCAGGCCATCAGTTAGTACCGGTTGAGCAATAATGTTCATTATGCTATTTTCAGGCAGGGGATAATTTGAATCGGGTTGACTGTTGATTTTAAGCACGTTTATGTAATCTCGTATTACAGTGCCAGTACGACTGTCGTAAATTGGATCGCTGGTGTAAAAGAAAAATCTTGTTTCTGCTACACTGCCAAAGAAATAATCTAAAGAACGAGATAACACAGTGTAATTTGACCCGTTGGTAGTACACTGTATCAACCAGCTGGCATCACTGTTGGTTCCAGCGGTGCTACCTGCGTTTGTTAAACTAAATGTAGCATTGGTATCCAAATTGCTGGAAGTGATCAAATACCAAGTGGCAGTGAGATTATTATAGCCAAGACCAAAATTTTGATTGAGATAAATTTGATTTACTATGCTTTGTTTTAATGCAGTGGGAATGTCTGTGACAAAAAGTGGAATTACCTGATTGGGAATAGCACCAGTAGGAATGTAAGTGTTCAATACCACTGGCCCTACTCCTGAAGGTAAATTACCTAAACCTTGAGAAGTGCCTGACAGGTACACAGCAGTTGGACTGGCCCAGATGGACATTTTTTCGCTGGGTTGAGTGACTGATCCAGGTTGTAAATTGTTTTCAGCATCAAAATAATAACCAGCTGGAGGAACAAATTCTACTAAACTACCTGCTACAATATATTTGGCATTGTTACTGGCATAAGGTCCAATAGGCACTGGATCGCCAGAACTGTTTTGGAAATACCCTGTGGTTTCGTTGTTTAGTACCGTGCTTTGATGCCAGGTGTAACTTAAACTGTAAAGATCTGGCCTGGGAAAATTTGCATAATAAAATTGTTGCATTCCAGCTGTGCTCAACAACGGATTAACTTGATTGTATACCACGTCACTGATTTCGTTAACAGTGAGCCAGCTGAATAAAAATGCCGGTGTTAAATTGCTTTCATACAGTGCTCCGTCGCTGGCAAAAATATTAGTACTGGAGTATTTGCCAGTGCCATCAACCAAGTCGAGATATCTACTGGTTCCTATGCTGGCACGATTTACCGCTGTACTTTTTAATATACTGTTGTATTGTGTAAATGGAAAAGTAGTATAGTCTTCGCCATTGACCATGCGATTTTGTGTGTAGTATTGTGCTGGTGCACGTTGTTTGATTTCTTGGATGGTTTCACGAGACTGTGCGTTGGTCACCGGTTCAGTGATGCCACAGGTAAAAGTTAATGTTTCTATTTGCCCGGTGCGACTTACATAACTGATTGGAATCTGAACATTTTGCATCTCCTGCGGATTAATAATGTAGGTCAATCCGTTACTGGCTCTTACATAAGTTCTGAATGTGCCCACTGGAATAGTGCTGAATATTCCATCGCCAAAGTTCAAAGTGATTTGATCATTGGTTCTACTAGCAATACTGTAGATATTTCGTGTACCAGGACTCAGCTGTTGTGCAACCGCAGCATAAANGCTGGGCACAGGAACCCAAAAATACTGTATGTTTCCTACATTGTCGAGTTGATACAACCATACATCGGTGTTGTTGACACCGTCTATGTTGATGTTGACTGCACGATTTGAAATACGCTCGGCCAAATTAAAATCTTGATTTTGTAGTGTACCTTGTTTAAAGTAAAAAAAGTATCCGGTGTTGGCACTAGCAAATCCCAATTTATCATTACGGAATAAAATATTAAATCTACCATCGGGCAATGGCGGCGGTTCGTACACGTATTCTTGGCCGGCTGATGTGGCATTAACTGCTTCAAATGGCATGTTGACACCATCAACTGTGGCAGTATATGGAATTACTGGTAGGTACCCGGGTACAAGATTAACAGTGTATTCTTGTGTGGTAATGCCCAGGATATCCTGTGTAGCTCCCGGACGACCAAATCTTTGAGTATTGACCAGCGAAGCGTTGATGATCACTGTAAACTGTTCTTGCCAATCTAGGTTAGTGGGATCGGCCCAGTTTACTGTGATATTTTGTAAGTTAATACCGTTATAGTCTGTGAGATTTTCTGTGGTACTAACGCTGAATACTTTAAGGTAACCCGATGCTTCGGTATTACGTAGCGGTGTGTAACTGACCAAATTGGCCAATTTAATAACACTGTCCCTACGTTCAGCAGTGTCAAGATAATTTTCTCTGTTGTTTAAGTCTGTACGGAACGCCAGTGCTTGGCCCATAAACGCCATTACGTCCAGCAAGGCAATAAATTCACTAGACTCAATGTAGTCGTTGAATGTTTCTGGATAATATAAACGCAAATAATCTACAAAACTTTTACGAAGTGTTTCAAAATCGTAACTTTGAAAATTAGCTTCGGCATAGGTTTGGTAGATTTGTTTCCAATCTTCAACGCCAAATATTGCAGTTTGTCTTGTGGTTGTGGCCATGTCTGTTCCAGTCTATAGATATTTATCTGATTAATAAACTGGTTAGTTTATAGCGTCCTACTTTATATGTAACTAGCAACACTTTGAGTTTGATTAAAAAAGATATTCAATCTTTGCGCCGTTGTACTGGGCACAATCGTCAGTTCTAATTGTATCAATAAACCGTTTTCTTGAGGAAATACTTCTATAGAGCTGATGTAAATTCTAGGGTCTCCCCCAGCCACACGTTGTACTTCGTTGTAAACAGCCTGTATTGTATCTTGAGTTTGATTTTCAAACAAGTTGTCCCACAATGTAGTTCCGTACCAAGGCAAGCCCACTAGTTCGCCTTGTCTGATATTGAACGCATTGAGCAAATCACGTTTGATCAATTCAAAATCAGTCAAGGTAAAATATTTGTTTTGATCGATTGTGTTGAATCCGATAAATGTTGTCATGGTGTATTTACTCTTATACCAATCCGCTTAGAGCGTTTGAAATGACCCCACCTGGATTGTTTTTAAAATTAGCTACGGTATTAGTCACATTCTGCACTTGGCTTAATATTGCACCACCTTGACTTTTTAAGTTTTGTAATATATTTGCTGCTGCTGTAATATCACTGCTGGCATTTAATGATATGCTGTTAATAGACGGAAAATCAAAAATAGGAGTTGGTATTTTGCTACTGCCCAATATTTTAGTCATGGCCACATCTAGCGTGGCACGATTTACAGTATTGCTGTACCCGGCTGCTACTTTTGTACCTGATACCAGATCGTCTCCGCCACCGCCAAACAGGCCCCCAATTGCGCCCAGCCCACCAAGGTCGCCAAGACTGGCAAGACTACTGAGGTCGCCAAGACTTCCTAGACTACCAGTTAAACTGGTCAGACTTCCTAGGCTACTGGTCAAATCTCCGATGCTACCTAAACTACCAGTTAAATTAGTTAAACTACCTATGCTACCAGATATACTACCAAGGCTGGTTAACGTGCTGGTTAAACTTCCTGTGCCACCAACAATACTGCTTAAACTTGTAAGACTACCAAGACTACCAGTTAGGCTACTGAGTCCGTTTATTCCGCCAAAGTTGCTGAGAGAACTGGTTAGTCCGCTTAAATCTCCAAGACTTCCTAGATTGGCAACACTACTGAGATCAAAATTGCCCAGGTTACTAATGGCAGACAACGGGTCACTAAACGCCGCGGCAAACTGACCTGCTTTGCCTGTAATGTCAAGATTGCTGGTTAAGTTAGTTAAATTACTTCCCAAGTCACCAGCTAAACTGTTTAGACTTCCTGCAAGATTTCCAAAGTTGCCAGATGTTATACTGTCTAATGTACCGGTTATATTTCCTAACGTGCCGGATGCCAACGTGGTCAATCCCCCAGTGAGTGTAGAATAGTCTCCAGAACTTAATTGGCTCCAAGCAGCCGTGGCTGCTGTGCCAAATCTTCCGGCATTGGCTACAAGTGCTCCTACATCTCCTATTGCAGTGTTGGCCAAATTGCTGGCAATACCGCTGGCGTTGTTTAGACTTGATAGACCGTAGTTTAATGTATTAATTGCACCTGACGTGATAGTCGAGACGTTGGTCAATGGTGTAGATAACAAAGCAGCCAACGGAGTGCCTGCTAAAGCTGTTGACACTGACGCCGGCACTGACAAACTGGCACCAGTCGCTGCACTTAAACTTGATAGTGTTTGTAGCCCGCTTTGTGTAAAGACCTGTCCAATACTGTCTGTGATTGCCTGTGTGGTGGCCGGATTAACAACCCCGGCTGCTACCAATCCATTGTAGCCGTTTTGTAACAGGGTAGTCTGCGCATTGGTTTGTAAATTGGGATCAGATAAAAAATCAACAGCAGAGTTTACTCCTTTGAATCCACTCCATATACCAGGAGAACTTAATACAGATGTCAGCGGTGCAGGGTCAAAGATAAATCTTTGCCAGGTTCCGGGCTTGACATAACCGGCCTGTTCTAGTTGAGTACAACTTAATCCATACTGTCCAACACCTTTGTCATCACTCATTTGATCGCTGGGTTGATCGACCAGGTTGGCAATCTGTGCCAAGATTCCCTGTACCTGCGAACCATTTAGCGGACCAATGGCATTGGGTGCTAACTCGTCTAGATTGACCTTGACCAAATCTCCTTGGCCAATAGGACGGGTCAATGGTGTGTTAACTAGTGCCGGTACTCCGGTCGACGTGGGTATATTATTAATAATGGATAAAATGGCCTGCGTGTCAACGCCGGCAGTACCTCGATCCAGTCTATTCAGGCCAAATTTAGTAACAGCAGTCTGTGTGCTGGTCAATGTTTGTCCTGGACTATAGCCCACTAGTGCACCGGCTGCTACCTGGCCATAAAATATTAAATCAGCCTGCAGTTGCGTAGTTCCTGTGGGGGCGGTCAATCTAAAAGTTGATCCGGATGGAAGGGTATACGTGAATACGCTCATGATGTTTTTGTAATACTCACGCCGTCTGGTAGTTCGGGTGCATCTGGCGGAGGGCTTGGTTGTCCAGCTTGTACAATCGTGGTCTGATTGCCCACACCTTGATTATGATAGGGATAAGGTTCGTGCGTTGGGGCACGAGTAACAATACTTTCAGTACCGGTGGGGCTTACTTGCCATCCAGTGCTGGGATTAAATTCTGTGTTGGGTTGTAGATATTTGGTTATGCCTTTGGGTGTGCTGGCTGGCAGGCCAGGACCACTGTTGAGTAAGAGTAATGTGCCACTTAGAGTTAGTACACCGCCGGCACTCCAACTGCCCAAGGTGCTTTTAATTGCCAAAGATCCGCCGCTTTTGATTGCCATACCGCCTTTACCATACAAACTGAGTTTGCCTTTGCTGCCT